TGATGCAATTACATTTGTTCCATCTGGTTTGATGGATTATAATCGTAATTTGACACTCAGTTATCTACATAAAGCAATCAAATCAATTAACCAGTTGAGAATGATTGAGGACTCACTGGTTATCTACCGTTTGTCCCGCGCGCCAGAAAGAAGAATTTTCTATATTGACGTAGGTAATCTTCCTAAGATCAAAGCAGAACAATATCTCCGCGAGGTAATGAATCGTTATAGAAATAAACTTGTGTATGATTCAGCAACAGGTGAAATTCGTGATGACAGAAAGCACATGAGTATGCTTGAAGATTTCTGGTTACCACGTAGAGAAGGTGGAAGAGGAACAGAAATTACTACACTTCCTGGTGGTCAAAATCTTGGAGAGTTAGAAGATATTAAATATTTTCAAAAAAAATTATATCAAGCTTTAAACATTCCAGTATCTAGATTAGAATCGGATACAACTTTTAATATTGGAAGAAGTTCAGAAATTTCTAGAGACGAAGTTAAATTTACTAAGTTTATCGGAAGATTAAGAAAAAAATTCAGTGAAGTATTTGATGATATTTTAAAAACTCAATTAGTCCTTAAGGGTATTATTACTCTTGAAGACTGGGAAGATATGCAAGAAAATATTCAATATGATTATATCTTTGACAATCATTTTGCTGAATTAAAAGATTCCGAACTTTTGACAAATAGAATGAATTTAGTCAATATGATTGAACCATTTATTGGCAAATATTTTTCTGTTGAATATGTTCGCAAACAAATTCTTCAACAAACTGATAAGGAAATTGAAGAGATTGATTTACAAATAGATTCGGAAAAACAATTGGGTATCATTCAAGATCCAAATGCAATGATGGATCCTGCTGCGGGGGGTGATGATCCAAGTATGCAAGATCCAAACGCAATGGGTGGTGCTCCGCAACCAGATTCACAATTAGATCAAAATTTCTCTAATTTCATGAGTCCTGAGGATTATGAAAAGGGATATATATAAATAATTAAATAGGAGTTTATACTATGTCTACAAAAGATATTATCCAAAGTTTGGTTGATAATGACCACATTACTGCATCCGAATTAATTAATACTGCTTTAGTTGATAGAGCAAATGATTATATTCAATCAAGAAAAGTTGATATTGGTGCTTCACTATTCAACTCCAAATCTTCGGAAGAAGAAACTTCTGAAGAAGAATTTGAGTATGAAGAATCTTCAGAAGAGGAATAAACTAAAATGAAACTTATTACAGAACAGATAGAAGAAGTTAAAGTATTGGTAGAAGAAAAAGAAGGTAAGAAATCATACTTCATTGAAGGTGTATTTCTACAGTCTGATATTACCAATAGGAACAATAGAGTATATCCTTTCAATATCTTAGAAAGGGAAGTTATGAAGTATAATGAAAATTATATTTCTCAAGATAGAGCTCTAGGTGAACTTGGTCATCCAGAAGGACCTTCTATCAATCTTGATAGAGTTTCACATAAAATTGTAAAACTTTACCCAGAAGATAAAAATTTTGTGGGTAGAGCAAAAATTCTTGAAACTCCGATGGGAAAAATTGCAAAAAATCTTCTGGATGATGGAGTTAAACTAGGAGTATCATCCCGTGGTATGGGATCAATTGAACAACATAATGGATTTAATGTAGTTAAAGATGACTTTATGTTATCTACTGCTGCAGATATTGTTGCAGATCCTTCCGCACCTGATGCCTTCGTAAGAGGTATTATGGAAGGGAAAGAATGGGTTTGGGATAATGGTATCCTAAAAGAACAAACTATTGATAGATATTTTAAATCTATCAAGAATTCACCAGTAAAACAACTTGAGGAACAAAAACTTCAAGTATTTAAACATTTCTTGTCTAATTTATAAATTAGATAAATATTATTAGAAAAAACATAAATAGGGAGTTTTTCACATGTCAAAATATGAGGAAAGTATTTTGCATGAACAGCAAGTAACTGCTCATGCAAAACCTGGAGAAAAAGCGGATCACATCGACGGAAGCACCCCTGGTCAAAGTGGTAGTGCTGAAGACCTAGGCGGTCCTGTTGTAAAACCACACGAAACCGCTTCTATTGGTAAGAGTGCTGCTTCAAAAGTATCTAAGTCTTCGAGTAAAGTAAACGCTGGTGCAAAGCCTGCGGATGCAATGCCACATCTGAACAAAGTTGCAGAAGAGACTGAAGATGAAGATCTAGAGGAAATCTCAGAAGAAGAAGGTTGTGATACGGGTAATACAAAAGGTAAGAAAGAGTCTCCTCTTAAGAAACTAAAGAAAGAGGATATTGAAGTTGATGTAGAAGAGCACGTATCTGCACTCATTGAAGGTGAAGAACTTTCGGAAGATTTTGCGAGTAAGGCTGCTGTAATTTTTGAAGCAGCAGTACGTGACAAAGTTTTTGAAATTCTTCAAAGTGTAGATTCATACTACGAAGAAAGACTAGTTGAAGAAGTTGTAGAAATTGCAGAACTGTTTGAAGAAAAGATTGATACTCATTTAGATTATGTTACCGAACAGTGGGTTGCCGAAAATCAATTAGCTATTGATCAAGGTATCCGCAATGAACTCACTGAAGAGTTCATTGAAGGACTCAAGAACCTCTTCAAAGAGTCATATATTGAAATGCCACAAGAAAGATATGATGTTCTTTCTGACATGGCAGAAGTAATTGATGAGATGGAAACTAAACTCAACGAACAGATTGAAATTAATGCTGAACTTAACAAATCAGTTAAGGATTATATCAAGAATGGAATTATCGTGGAAGCATCTGCTAATCTAGCAAACACTCAATCTGAAAAACTTTTTGCTCTAGCTGAATCTGTTGAGTTTGAGAGTGAAGAAAATTATAGAGAGAAAATTAACACTCTCAAGGAATCATATTTTCCAACAGCTCGTGTTAAAGCTTCATTCGAAGAATTAACGGAAAATTATTCCGCGCAGGAAAATCTAGAGGGTCCAATGGCAGCATACGCTGCGGCGATCTCAAGATGGTCTTGATTGAAACAACTTTATTATAAATAATTAACAGATTAAATAAAATCAACGGAGTTAAAAATGTTTAATTCAGAACAATCTCAAGAAAAGTGGAAGCCTATTCTTGAGCATCCAGAGCTCGAGTCAATTTCAGATCCACACAGAAAAGCAGTAACAGCAGTTCTACTAGAGAACCAAGAAAAGTTCCTCCGCGAAGAGCGTGGTCTTCTAACTGAAGCTCCAACCAACTCCGCAGGTGCTGGTGGTTTCACAGGTTCAGCAGCTGCAGCTGGTCCAGTTGCAGGTTTCGATCCAGTTCTAATTTCACTCATCCGTCGTTCGATGCCTAAGCTAATCGCTTATGACATCTGCGGTGTTCAGCCAATGAGTGGTCCTACTGGACTAATCTTTGCAATGCGTTCACACTTCGGTTCCGACCGCGATGGTGATGGTGCAACACCAAACGTATTCGACAAGGAAGTATTCTACAATGAGTCACTAACTGGTCGTACAGCTGCGGGTGGTGCTTATTCTTCAGCAGCTGGTGAAACTGCAACTAATCCTTCAGTTTTAAACCCAGACGCTGGCGCGTCAGCTGGTGCCTACGCTGCAGTTGGTGGTATGACCACTGCTGCCTCCGAATCTCTCGGAGAAAGTGGTACTGAGTTCCGTGAAATGTCATTCTCGATCGAGAAAGTAACCGTAACTGCAAAGTCACGTGCTCTAAAGGCTGAGTATTCACTAGAACTCGCACAAGACCTCAAGGCAATTCATGGTCTTGATGCTGAAACCGAACTTGCAAATATCCTAAGTTCGGAAGTTCTTGCCGAAATCAACCGCGAAGTAGTTCGTACTATCTATGTAACTGCTAAGCCTGGTGCTCAGAACAACACCGCAGTCGCTGGTCAGTTTGACCTTGACGTTGATTCAAACGGTCGTTGGTCGGTTGAGAAGTTCAAGGGTCTACTATTCCAGATCGAGCGTGATGCAAACGCAATCGGTCAACAGACTCGTAGAGGGAAGGGTAACTTCATCATCTGTTCTGCAGATGTTGCTTCTGCCCTTGCAATGGCTGGTGTCCTTGACTACAGCTCACCTCTAAATGGCAAGACCAACGCTGTACCTGATGACACTCAATCAACTCTTGCTGGTACAATCAACGGACGTATTAAGGTTTATGTTGATCCATATTCCGCAAACGTTGCTAGTGATCACTACTATGTAATGGGTTACAAGGGAACCTCACCTTATGATGCAGGTCTCTTCTATTGCCCATATGTACCTCTCCAGATGGTACGTAGCATTGGTCAGGATACATTCCAGCCAAAAATTGGATTTAAGACTCGTTACGGAATGGTTGCTAACCCATTCGCAGGTGGTCTTACCCAACGTTCAGGTGCTCTTACTGCAAACGATAACGTTTACTACAGAAGAGTTACTGTTAAGAACATTATGTGATTTCGATTCACATATTTTTCAGAGGGTCTTCGGACCCTCTTTTTTTATCTAAATATTTAAAAAGGGTAGAGCATGGAAAACACTGGAAATCTTCCGTATAAAACCAGACAGTTAGAAAACAGAAATTTTCTTTCTGGAATTAATTTTAAATTTGTTATCAGAAAATGTCCTGGAGTTGAATTCTTTTGTCAAGCAGCAAATATTCCTGGAATTAGTTTACAAGTTGCATATCAAAATACTTTATATAATACATTACCTATTCCTGGTGATGAAGTTGATTTTGATGATTTAAATATCCGTTTCATGATTGACGAAGATCTTCAAAATTATATGGAGATTCACAGATGGATTAGAACATTAGGACATCCAGAATCATTTCAAGAAATGGTAAATGAACAAAACAATGCCGATGACATTGAAATGTCTGATAAAGGTTATTACAGAAGAGGAGCAACATACAGTACAGGAATTTTATATATTTTAAATTCTAACATGAATCCAAAATTCCAAGTTGTATTTGATGACTGTTTTCCAATTAGCCTAAATACTTTGGAGTTTGATAGTACTTACTCCGATACAGAATACTTAACTGGAAATGTATCATTTAAATACTCAATGTATCATATTTTGAAACTGGATGGAACTAATTTATGATTGATCTTGAATCATTGAAAACTATGTGGTCAGAGGATTCTAAAATTGATGAAGATGTTTTAGATATTGAATCATTAAAAATTCCTCAACTTCATAGTAAATATCTTAATTTTTTATCTGACTTTAAATTAATTAAGACACAAAAAGAATATGAATATAAAATATTACTTCGTGAAAAATGGGAATATTATTCTGGGAGGGCAGATGTAGAAATTTATAAAGAAAATCCTTTTGATATTAAAGTGTTAAAACAAGATTTACCAATCTATCTTGATTCAGATAAAGATCTTCAAAAATTACAATATAAAATTTTCTATTATAAGGAGTTAGTGAACTTTCTAGAAAAAGTATTAGAAAATATTAATATTAGAGGTTTTCAAATTAAAAATTGTATTGATTGGCAAAAATTCATGCAGGGTGTGTAATTGATGAGTCAGGTAATTATAAAGAAAAAAAACGAAACATATTTAACATTAGAGTGTGAACCACATATTAAATATGAACTATCCGAGATATTTACATTTGAGGTTCCGAACTTTAAGTTCATGCCACAATATAGATCAAGACATTGGGATGGAAAAATAAAATTATTTTCTCCACTAAACGGTGAATTATATTGTGGTCTTTATGATTATCTAATTGAGTATTTAAAAAGTAAAAATTATTCGTATGAACTAGAAGACAATAAGTATTTTGGTTTGCCGAACGAAAAGAACGAAGAAATAACTCCAGAGGGTATTGGTGATTTTGTTAAATCACTAAACATACCAATGAAACTCAGAGATTACCAATACAAAGGAATATATGAAGCTTTAAAACATTTTAGAAAGCTTTTGTTATCTCCTACTGCATCTGGTAAATCAATGATAATCTACTGTATCTGTAGATATTTTGTATCAAAAAATCATAAGACATTAATTATTGTTCCTACTACTTCTTTGGTTGAACAATTAACAAAAGATTTTAAACAATATGGATGGGACTCTGATTTTTACTGTCATAAAATATATGCTGGTAGTCCAAAGACAACAGAAAAACAAATTGTAGTTTCAACCTGGCAATCGATTTATAAGATGCCAAAAAAATGGTTTGAACAATTTGATTCTGTTGTCGGTGATGAAGCACATTTATTTAAAGCAAAGTCATTAACAGGTATCATGTCAAAATTACATACCTGTAAATATAGGGTTGGTTTTACTGGAACACTTGATGGAACTAATGTCAACAAGTTAGTCCTGGAAGGATTATTTGGTCCAGTCAAAAAAGTTGTTAATACTTCAGAACTTATTGACAAAGGACACTTATCAAATTTAAAAATTAATATTCTCTTATTGAAACACGAATATACACCATTTGCTAATTATCAAGAAGAAGTTGAGTATCTTGTTTCTCATAAATCTAGAAACAAATTTATCCGTAACTTGTGTAAAGATCTTACTGGAAATACACTAGTACTTTTTT